AAGAAAAGCTGCCGAAATAAAAACAGGAATAAATATTCTTAGGTGCCCCGATTACGTCAGAAACGATGCTCATGCTTTCAAAAAATGGAAAGAAATAATGAAGGCATACAAATTAGCGGACTTTGTTTCAAGTGGTGATGTGGGATCTTTAGCTAGATACTGCATGACATACGGCGAGTATCTTGGATATGTGGAAAAGAGGAAAGCGCTTGAAGATATTGAAATCAATTGGACAAGGTATGGAGATTTATTCCCGGAAGACTTCAAATATCAGATTGAACAGATATTAAAACTAGATCCGCTCTCCGCAATTGACGCGAGAATAGATAAGAAAAACGACCTACTCACTAAGGCTGAGGATAGGTCGTTTTTAAATATTCTCTCTAAAGTCAAGAACGTACCAAAGAAAGAAGCGCCAAAAGAAAACCCCTTAGCCGACAAAGGATATGGCAATGTTTAAGTAGGTGAGGTGATGGATCTACGCGAGGAATTAAGGCAATACTCCGAAGATGTGCTATCAGACAAAATTGTTTCATGTAAAAAGCATAAGTGGGCTTGCGCTCGATACATAAGAGATTTAGAACGAGAGGGAACCGAAGGGTTTCCTTATGTTTTTAATGAGGATAGAGCAAATCACTTTCTAAATTGGATGAAACTATTTAAGCATACTAAGGGACCGTTAGCTGGTAAATTCAAAGAACCAGAACCAATTGAAAGATTCATCTTTGGTAATATCTATGGATGGATACACAAAGATAGAGGAAATCGCAGGTTTAGAAAAGGATATTGGCAGGTAGGTAGAAAGAACGCAAAGTCTCAGGATCTTGCAATGGTCGGACTGTATGAGCTGTCCGCACTAGGCGAGTCTTGTTCTGAGGTTTACATAGCAGCAACGAAGAAGGATCAGACAAGATATGTATTCAACGAAGCAGACCTTATTTACAAACGGTCCGACATTCTTAAAGATAAATTTAAAACAGTCTACGGTGAGATCAGACACGAAAAAAGTGGATCAACATTCGCTAGGATGTCCGAAGAGGACAAGAAAAAGGGTGACGGATCTAATCCGCAATGCGGACTGATTGACGAATACCATGCACACGATACCAGTGAGTATTATGATATTTTATCCTCTGGCATGAAAACTCGTTTCCAACCTCTTCTTTTTATTATCACAACTGCTGGCTTTGAGATTAATCACCCTTGTTATGCCGAAGAATACCCATATGTAACTAAAATATTAGACCCTAATAATCCGGTCGAGAATGACCGGTATTTTGTTATGATCAACGAACTTGATAAAGACGAAGAAGGAAAACTTCTCGACGACATCAAAGATGAAAAAGTATGGCCAAAGGCTAACCCGATAGTCACGCTAACCGAGGAAGGACTCGAATCAATCCGGGATGAGTTGCAAGTCGCTTTAGATAAGCCTGAAAAAATGCGCGACTTTATGACAAAGACAATGGATGTTTGGATTAACCAAAGAGCACACGGCTATATGATGATGGATAAATGGGCGGCGTGTGGCGCAACTAAGGAAAACCCGTTTCCTGACGTCAGAGGGCTTAGGGCAATACCGGGATTAGACTTGTCTGTCGTAATTGACCTGACAAGTGTATCTTTTGAAATACCGTTACCGGATGGCAGAATAGCAGTTATGTCACACAGTTTTATGCCTGAAGAAACGTTAGAGTCAAAACGAAACTCTGACAATTTTGATTATGATAGATGGGAAAAGGAAGGGTGGATCACTGCAACACCTGGGGCCAGCGTTGATTATTCTTATGTGCTCGATTACGTTGTTCAAATATTTGAAAAATATAACTGGCCGAAGGGAGAAGCGTGCTTTGATAGATACCTTGCCACTTGGCTTGAATATGAATTAGAGAAAAAAGGCTTTACTCCAATTGAAATACCCCAAGGAATACCGACATTGGGCATGCCAACAAAGGATTTCAGGGCTAAAGTATACGACAAAAAAATTATTCACGACAATAATCCCGTGTTGACATGGGCCATTGGCAATGCAGTGACAACGCCAATGGATAAAAACGAAAACTTTATGCTAGATAAAGGCAAGTCGACAGGCAGAATTGACCTATAGCTGCACTCATAAACGCTCATACAAGAGTGGCGGTTAGTACGGTCCAGAAGTGCCCATACTCCGAATCACGCGGAATACTGATGCTGTAGGAGGTGAGAACCCTTGAAAATACTAGAATACCTCAAAAAAAATAGAGATAAGCTGCCAGACGTAAAGGATTCGTTGATTATATTAGGCGGGCTAATGACCGGAAAAGGATTATACACAATTCACCCTTCCGCTATGTGGATTCTATGCGGCATCTATATTACTTACCTGGGGTGGCCTAAAGGGGTGACAAAATAATTGGGTATCTTCAATAAGTTAATCGAGCCGACTAATAAACTCGTTCAATCACTCCCGCACTTATCCGATGACAGCGCATGGAACAGCTACCTAAACGGAAAAGGCTACAACGTCTCAGCCTCCACAGCACTGAAGGTTGCCGTAGTTATCCGGTGCGTGGACTTAGTATCCAAGACGATTGCCAGCCTTGGTTGCCATCTCCAAAAAGAGACTTCACAAGGAAAAACTAAAGCGGATAACCACCCTCTGTACAAAATATTAAGGATGATGCCAAATCCAAAAACCACAGCTTATGAATTTTGGGCAATGTACGTTACGAATCTTATGTTGTCATGGGGCGCATTCGCCAGGATTGAACGAGATCAAAATGGATTCATAAAAGGATTGTGGAATATCCCGACATGTCGAGTCTTTCAGAACTGGAACTCCGTAACGGGTGAGAACTATATTGATGTGACGTACAGTAATGGAAAATATGAACGCTTGTACGAAGGACAGTATATGTATACGCCAGGATTTCGTTTTCAAGATGAAACGCTTCCTGAAGATGCTATGAAAATTGCAAGCGAAGTGCTTGGACTTTCTATGGCATTGGATGGATTCGCGAAAGATTATTTTGAAAACGGAAGTAACATGGGTGGATTCGTGGAGTACCCTGCAGCCATCAACGCGCCAGCTTTCAATAAATTCAGAGAAGATTGGGAGAAAACATATTCAGGCGTAATGAATGCTCATCGTGTCGCAATCCTTGAGGGGGGATTCAAATTCACGAAGTTTGATGCAGACCCGGAAAAATCCCAAGCTTTAGAATCTCGGAAGATGCAAATTGAAGAAGCATGTCGGATATTTGGCGTTCCTCCACACAAGGCCTTTCTTTTGGACCGTTCCACATTCTCTAATATTGAGAATATGAACATTGAGTATGTAACCGAGTGTTTGAACCCAATGGCTGAAAGGCTGGAACAAACCATTTATAAGGACTTGCTGAACAACAAAGAACAGCGAACCCTTGCGGCGAACTTTGCTATAAACAAACTACTAAAAGGTGATACAGCCACAAGGACAACCTACTATTCAGCTATGCGACAAAATGGAATTATGAGTGCTAATGAGATTAGGGACCTTGAAGAGTTGAACAAGATACCCGCCGAAGACGGAGGGGACGAATTGTTCATAAACGGGAACATGTTGCCATTGACAGCCGCAAGACTTAACCTACCAAAGTCGGCACAAGGCGCGCAAAAAGGAGGGACACAAGCTTGAATAGATATTGGGAAGTAAAAGCGAAAGTAAAAGGAAAAGTCGGGGAACTGATGCTGTATGGAGATATTTCAAGCGCTCAAATGTGGGGAGACGAAATTACACCACTACAAATTGACTCTGAACTTAAAGCATTAGGGGATATCAACACGTTAAATGTTCATATTTGCTCAGGTGGTGGAAGTGTCCCTGCTGGTCAAGCCATATATAGCTTAATCAAAAGACATGGAGCATCTGAAAAGGTCGCTTATATTGATGGACTTGCAGCTTCTATCTCATCCTTAATACCGTGCGCTTGCCACAAGACGATTATGCCTTCAAACGCTATGACAATGTGGCATAAGCCTTGGGGCGGCATATCTGGAAATGCTGATGCAATGAGGCAAAGAGCTGACGTAATGGATAAATTCGAGGAAACTATAATTAACGCTTATGAAGAAAAAACTGGCATGAGTAGGGAAAAGATAGCGGAAATGATGGCTGTGGAAACATGGATGACCGCAAAAGAAGCCCTTGCGTGTGGGTTTATTGATGAAATAGAAGAAGATATGAAGGTTGCCGCTTCGATAAACGGCGATTTCTTAAATTACGGTGATGTTAAAATAGACACGACAAACTTCAAGAACTTCAAGCCAGAAACAATCGAGATGTACAGGGGGGATGATCCCGAGCCTGTTGCTAATAATGAAGGACCTGAAACCCCAAACCTATCCGCACAAAACGCGGAATTTCACGCACTAAAACTAAAATTATTAGGAGGGCAATAAAATGGATGGTAAAAAATTAATCGAACTCAAACAGGAACGCGCAACAGTAACAAACAGCATCCGAAATATCATGACCGAATTTGAAACCGTGGAAATGACCGCCGAGAAGAAGGAAGAACTGGGCAAGAACGAGACTCGCTTTGACGAAATCAACAACCTGATTCTTCGGGAGGAAAAACAACTAGCCCGCGAACGAGCTATTGGAGAACAGGCAAACGATACCGACGACACGAAAAACAAGGGTAAGACTGATGAGATTATGAACGCATTTAAAGAAGTGATCATGAACGGAAGCCGAGAAGCCTATGAAGTTTACAACGCTTTACAACAAAGCAACCCCACACAAGCTGGCTACCTCGTTGCTCCTGAGCAATTTGTGAACACCTTAATTAAGACCATTGACAATTCCATGTTTATTCGCCAAAAAGCGAACGTCCTGCCCCCATTGAAGGGCGCTCAATCCCTTGGATACCCAACACGAACCGCACGCATGGGAGCTGCCGTATGGGGAACCGAGATAGCTGCGCCAACCGCCGACACTTCCTTGGCATTCGGAAAACGCGAGTTTAAAACTAACCCGGCAACGGCTGAAATCCTAATCTCCAAAACTCTTATCCGTAATGCTCCAGGAGTTGAGGGTATTGTCACCGCGGAAATGGCCTACGCATTCGCTGAATTGCTTGAAAATGCCTATATGACAGGTGACGGAGTACAAAAACCACTCGGCTTATTTGTCGCTTCTGCTGATGGTATCCCGGCGGCACGTGACGTTTCGACCGGAAACACCGCGACTGAGATTGAGTTCGACGGGTTGTTAGAGGCTAAATACAGCATTAAAGATGGTTACCAGAAGAATTGTGAGTGGATTTTCAATCGTCTTGCCGTAAAACAACTGGCGAAGCTGAAGAACGCTGAAGGACAGTATATTTGGCAATCCTCTGTCGTGCTTGGAACCCCCGACATGTTGCTTGGCAAGCCTGTCAACTCTTCGGAGTACGTGCCCGCAACCTTTACGAGTGGCCTGTATGTCGGTATGTATGGCGACTACAAAAACTACTGGATTTGTGACAGCTTGTCAATGGAAATGCAAATCCTGATGGAATTGTACGCCAGAACGAACCAAATCGACTACATTGCAAGGCTCGAAACTGACGGGGCTCCGGTTGTTAGCGAGGCTTTCGCCCGCATTAAGCTTGGCTAATTAACGGTATTCAACCTGTAATGAAATCTTACAGGTTGATATTTTACCTTAAAAACGAATTGGAGGAATGAAAAGTGATTGAATCCTTGTTAAAATCCTGCTTATTTACTAAAACTTCAGTCGCCGCCGCCGCCGCCGTGGATGATATTGTCGGTGGTGCTATCATCGACCTTGGATCACCGACCGAGGGGCAATTCAATAGCGTTTGTTTTGTTGCAATCCTTGGAGAAGTTACCGCCGCGTCTGTTGTTACACTAAAAGCTTTTTGTGGCAATGAAGCAGCCCTTGGAGATGGCGCATACAAAACCGCAACCGCAACCGTAACTGCGGTATTGAACGACACGGACAACAACCTTGTCATTCTTGATGTAATCCAACCCGGCAAGCGGTATGTTCGTGGAGATTTGGTCATCGACACGCAGAACGCGGTAGTTGATAGCATTATTGCAATCCGGTACAATGCCAAGACGTTGCCAACGACTCAAACTGCGGAAGTCGCAGACGGGGAAATCTCAGTAAACTAGTCATTGAAAGCCTGGAATAAAGGAAACGCAAAAACTAAAAATAAATAATGGGAGGTAACAACATGCCTATTCCTGATGGATATAACGTTCAACCAATCGGTCCAGTTATCGGATCAGGTGATGCAAATAACGAATTCGATTCATCCCTCGTAACGTCGAATGCTGACGGCTCAGTCCTTGAACGCCTTGAAGATGTCAAAGAAAAAATGGGACGATGTGTTAGCCTTGGACAAGCGGCTGCCAGTCTGACCGGAACCGCAACTAAGTTCACCGTGACCGGGGTCGTGAAGATAGAACGGCTTGGCGCTCTTGTTACGACAGTATTACCAGCTGGAGCG